GGAATTGTGTACACCATGGCAGACAAAGAAGCAGCCTCAGTGCCCTTCATCCACATCGATGATGTCTCATTTCTGAAAAGAGTGTGGCGTTTCGATGCTGACCTGGATGCTCTCGTATGTCCCCTTGATGAGGACTCGATTGCGAAGATGCTAACAAAGTGCATCCCATCTCGGACAGAAACAATGGAGAAGCAGGCCATCGACGTGATCTCGACTGTTGTTCGCGAGTACTTTTGGTACGGTCGCAAGAAGTTCGAGGAGAAGCGCCAAATGTGCATGGAAATTGTGCAGGAGGTAGAGCTTGAACATGTCGTTGAGAAGAGTACGTTCCCCAGTTGGGATGAGCTCAAGGTCAGCTTTGACAAGGCATCTGCGTCCCGCCTCCACTTCAAGTGGTAGGTGGGCATGTGTCCGTAACTCACTACGGACGTAAAGCTCAACAGGAGACATACACGCAGTTACTGCTTGGTTAAGGAAGTTTTAAAGTTTCTTTCTGATCAGGAGTGTGGGCGTATGTGTACACCACCTAGGGGATGACCCAAAGCGTGCTTTTTAGCACTGGTTTCATTAGGTAGTGGCCACAAGAAAACAATCGCATGGTGTGGGCTAGGTCGCCCCACTGTGTAGTACACAGACCAACCAATCGTTTTATCAGCTTTGATTCCAGCATGAAGGATCCGGAGGCCTCATCCGTAAGTGAGGACCCGCGTGCAGGGAATTGCACCAAAACTGAATCTGTTGAGGTGAAGGGAGCTTGTTGCTTCCAAATCCAGGCTCGAGATGAGACCTCGGACACCGTCACAGAGGACGTACAGGCTGAGGTCACTCAGTTCGTCGGAAATGCAGTTGGAGAGACAGACGCTCAGATCAATTCTGATCCAGAGGTCCTGACCGACATCTACACGCCCAGTTACGAGCTCTCGACATTTCTGAGTCGACCAGTACGTATTGCGCAGTACTCCATCCCACAGGGGGAGGCGAGCAACACGCTGCGCATCATTCAGCCATGGTATTCGTTTTTCAACGACACCACCATCAAGAAGAAGTTGGACAATTATGCCTACATCCGCTGCAATTTGCATGTGGAAATAGTCATCAACTCGACTAGCTTCATCTACGGCGCCTACATGGCGTCGTATCAACCGATGGTCAATTTTTCAGGACACCAGCGTTACAACACAGGGTTGCTTTCGACTGATGCCAAGATCCGAGTGCCGCTATCACAGCGGCAGAATGTGGTTATCAAATCACACACCAATGAAGGTGGGATTCTGGAGTTGCCGTTCCTATGGCACAAGAACATGTTGAACATCACGTCCGCACAGGATTTGCAGGACTTCGGCGAGATCACCCTCGCCCCGTATGCTCCGTTCGCAGCAGCTAATGCTAGCGCAACGGGGAATGTCGGGGTGACAGTGTACGCCTGGGCCACAAACGTGAACCTTGCGGGCCAAACCATCACACTTGCAGTGCAGGGAGATGAGTATTCCACAGGACCTGTTTCACGTCCGGCCTCCATCATTGCGGGGATCGGACGGCGACTGGGCGATGTACCCGTCATTGGGAAATTCGCGACAGCAGTCTCGTGGGGTGCTTCAGCGGTCAGCAAGATCGCCTCTTTGTTCGGGTTCACGAATGTGCCCGTCATTGAGAACTCCATGCCACTCAAGAATGTGCCGTTTCACGGCTTTGCCTCCGCACAGATTGCGGGGCCCATTGAGAAGCTAACCATTGACCCGAAAAACGAACTCACGGTGGATCCGTCCATCGTTGGAGAACCGTCTACGGATGATTTGGCGATTGCTAACCTCGCTCAGAGGGAATCTTTCATGAGAGCTGTCACATGGCAGCAATCAGATCTCTCGGATGCTACCCTAGCGTCCGTGAATGTTTGTCCCACTGTGTGCCAAGAAGGCACCAGTTCGGGAGGTTACACCTGGTATGCAGACACGCCGATGGGCAATGTGTCCCGCCTTTTTACAAATTGGCGAGGAGACATCGAGATCATCATGCGCGTTGTTGCGTCCTCGTACCATACGGGGCGCCTTCGCGTGAGTTTCGATCCGCTCGGAAACGTTGCTACTGCCACGAGCTCCACGCAAATCCAGACGAAGATCGTCGATATTGGAGAGACGTGTGAGTACGTGTTCACTGTACCGTACATGCAACCAACCCCTTGGATGCTCCTACCTTCAGTGGTACGGACAGACTTTGGGGATCGGTCGAATGCAGTTGGGTATGACTCAGATGTGCACAACGGGAAGTTCACTGTTTCAGTGTTGAACCCTTTGACAGCACCGGTCACGACGGTCAATGTCACCCTCCTGTTCTTCTTCCGAGGAACACCATCACTGGAGTTTGCGAACCCAAGTGACGTGCCTTACAGCGCGTCGGTTCTGCAGCCCCAGAGCAAGGATGTGATCCTAGGCGACGTAACAACGCCGCCCAAGGAGCGCTACCTGCTGAATTTTGGCGAGGAGATCGATTCAGTTCGACTTCTCATGCGCAGACATGCGCAAATTTCTCGTGCGGTCTACTCAGAGACCTCACCCCCAGCGTTTCCGTTCATTCTGAAGCTCTGGCAGAACTACGGCTTATACCCTCCGGAATATGGGTACCTTCCAACTGGCACAGACTGGCTTGGAGGGAGGAATTTCACGACAGGTGTAATCACGCCTGCCACCACCTACAGTGTCAACTTTGCAGCCACGACGCCGTACTCTTGGATGAGTACGTGCTTCATTGGCCAGCGGGGTTCGATGATGTATGGAGTGAACTTCATCGGTCCAGAAGCCAATGGCTTCCGAGCTTACCGATGGAATTACCCGCGTACAGCAGTCGCAGGTAACGAAAAGCTCTCGCGCAACACAGGGTCGTCTTTGATGGCCTCTGGCGCAACCACCACACCCAGTGGGAACACTGGCATGAC